GTCCGAAGCTAGACGCCATTAAGGAGAAATCCTTAAAACTAAAACCGGTTTTAAAATTATTTAAAATCGTGGATATAGAGTTAAGATTATTAATGTAACCTAATCTAATTCAGTTATAAACATTGTTTATACGATTAGATAAAGAAACATTAGAATTAATCTGAGAGTAGGTTACCCCACTCACCAGATTATCTCCCCAAACGGTACGCTTAGCAAATTCAAATACTGGTAAGTTTTTTGAAATAATAGATTTAGAAAGATTAATTTCTAAACCTAATGATTTCATAACTTCCAAGTATGAATTTGCTAAGGGTTCATCGAAGATGACTATGTCATCTCCGAGGACTTCGTATTTATCTTCTCAGGCTCAATTCCCTTTAATAAGGAATGAACAGTATTGCATTATTCAGTGATGAGTAATAGCAAGACCTGCCCAAGAAGATAAACACCCCATAGGTTGGCCTACAGAATACCTAAATAAATTATCAACAATTTTAAATTCTTGTTGAGTAATTTTATTAAAGGAAAATTCTCGGTCAACCATGACAGCCCTTCAACTAGAAGAAATACCTTGAATCTTGAATAAAGATTCAATGATATTACCAGTTAAAGTAACCGGAAGTCGGTCAGTAGCAGCCGATAAATCAAAGCTAAAAGCTTTGTTATATTGAACTGCTTTCTGACTACATCTAGCAACAGAAGCGTCTTGATCAAAAGTTCCATCATTCGGTAGAGCCCTAAGTACTTGAAACAATGCTAAATGCAAAGGTTTCATAATACTTTGGGTCACGGAATCGACTAGAGCAAAAACTCTAACCTTTCCGGCCGGCTCCTTTTTTATAGCAAATTGACCAAACGGTGTTTCCATAGATTTTTTAAAATTAAAAGAATCTTCAGGAAGCTGTTCTAAAATTTCTTTTGCGTCATTAAGACGAGAAAGAAATTGTAAAATATTTCATTTCACAGAGATGACTTCAAGGTATTTTAATAAATTAAAATAAACTGAGTCACCTTTG